CCAGAAATTGTTAAAGCATTAGATACTCAAAGAACAAATTTAACTGAAGAAAGAGCAGTACTTACTTCTGAAATAGCAGAACTTAATAAAAAGATTGAAGATAAAAAGACTTCTCCTGAAATGAAAAAGTTGTTAGAAGAACAACTCAAACAAGCAGAAGCAAGACAAACTGTGGTTGATAAAGAACTAGAAGCATGGAAAGATGGTGGGCCAATTGATACAGAAAGGAAAAAACTTGATGAGATTGGAATAAGAGGAGATGAACTTGCTGCACAGAAACAACAACTAGAAAAAAATATTGCACTTGCAGAAGAAAAAGGTGATAGTGCAAGAGTTGCATATCTTCAAAAAGTTCTTGATCAAACAGAAAAGGAATTTGAACAAACAGAAACAGATTATGAGACACAAGCAGAAGAACTCAGAAAAGTTGCAAGAGAAACTTCTTCTAAGATGGCAGAAGCCGGTACAAGTTTCTTCGATAAGATGGCAACTAAGGGAGGATTTTGGGGATCTTTAGCTTCTGGATTTGGATTATTCGGAACTTCATTAGAAGGTAAAGAAAAAACACAATTTTTCATTGATCAAGCACAAGAAGATTTGGGTGAATTGCAATTAGCATTACAAGAAGCTGAAAGTAGAAAAGTAAATAAGTATGTCAAGGCAGGCCCTGGAAGTCAAGGATTTAAAGATAGACAAATAAAAAGAATACAAAATGCAATAGATTCCAAAAATTTAGAACTAGAAGAATTGAATGCACAAATGACGCCTGCAGCAAGAGGTGGAATTATTGTTAATCGACCAACTTATCTTCCTTCATCTGGTGTAGTTGTAGGTGAACATGGAACATTTACTGGAAGTGGTGCTGCTCGTGGTGGTATTTCAGACGGAGGCCCAGAAGCAGTTATTCCATTAGGTGGTGTGAGAGGACAACAAATAATGTCTCCACTTGCACAATCTATTGCAGGATCAGTAATGAATCAATTACAAATGGATAGGGTAGGATTACAAACTGGTGGAGAAGGGGGATCACAAAATGTGATTGATAGTAGTTCTACTCAAATAGTCAACAACAACACAATTATAAACTCGCCCGAACCCCAAGGGCCTATGTTGCCTGGAGCCGGACGAGATACTGCCGTGTCACATTTTAGACACGCTGCATAAGATTATGCTTCTGCTAACTTCTTGAAGTAGTCAAGATTTTCTTCTTCAGTACCAGAAGAAGTATCACTTGTATCGGCAGGAACTTCTACCGACTCAACTGTAGTTGGTGCAGACATTGCAGGAGTTGCAACGTTTCCAAGAACAATATCCAGACGAGATTTTAACTCATCATAGGACTTGAACTTGTCCTCACCCACAAATTCTGTCAAAGAATGTTGTGAGTTCCAAGTTTCTTCCAACTTGGCTTCGTCTTCAAACAGAGGAGCCGGAGTTACAAATTCCGACTTGTCATAGTTGGAAAAACCATCAACCTTACGAATCTTCAACTTGAAGTTCGCACCATCCCAAAAGTTGAATACATCAACTGGTGACTCATCCTCAAACTCAGGATTAGCCATCGAACTGACCTTATCAAAAATCTTCTTTCCATAACGGAAAAGAAAATTCTTACCTTCGTTTTGGGGATTTGCCTTGTCTTCTACGACAAAGATGTTTGAGATGTAGGTCAACCTACGTTTCTGTTTACGGGCGATCTCTTTGTTCGCCTCGATACCCGAATTCCAAAGGGTAGAGTTATACTCTGCCAATGGATCTTTTTGACCGATTGTGGTCAAAGAGTTTTCGATGTACCAGCCACCCGGCCCTTGAAAACCATGATTGAAGATCTTGGCCCATGCCATCTCTTCACCATTAGGTGGTGGTAGGAATCGGATAACGGCATATCCGTTACCTGACTTGTCGAGTTCCGCTTTCCAGAAGCGGTCATCTTCTCGACTAAAATTGTTTTGTGGATTGTTAATCTTCTCCACTTCTGACTGAAGTTTCTGAAGATCGTTAGACCGACTTTTCTTGAGGGATGCAAATGAATTTGCCATCGTATTCTCCTTGTTCTACGTGTTTCAGATTATCCACTTTATGCATAATGTAATTCTACTTGTTTTTTCAGTATGTCTACGTATTTCTGCTTATTCACAACCACGAATGGAGCATAATTATTACACATACTATATAGTTCCGGCCAAATGACCGTTTCCTCAATGTTCTCATTGAACTTAGAGGAGAAGTTAAGAATGGAATCCAATACAACAAAGGTTTCCAACGAAACTTCATTGCCAAATACATGGCGAACTATTGGAGGATGTTGACCATCCTCAACATTGAAAATGTCATTGAAGTTTTCGTTCTCATCGAACATCTCTTCTAATTCATTTTCAAATACGTATGGAAGACTTTGAATCTTTGCCTTCCATGCAATGTAATTCTGCCGACCTTCAGCAGAAGTTGCATTTCCTACCCACAGATCTTTTGTAACAACAAAGTTAGATACAAAAAATTTAGTGAGTTCTTCATCCTTATAAATTTTTGACAAACGAATGAAATGATGTTTGTCTTTTCGTTTCTCAAATGAAGATTCGTTTGCACGAACTCTTCCTTGAAATTTAAAATAATCATAATCCTTCTTGTTGAAGTGTTGTTTCAACGACAGATATTTTTGGTACACTTCATAAGGAGTCACTTGATATATCATATAGGGAGTTTTGATGTCTTTGGCATAAAATTTAATATCTCTGCCTCTTCCCTTAATTTGGTTTTCGTTTTAACGTTTATCAGCCCAGCACACGTTTCTGCTTCAAGACCATTTTCATCTGCATGATAGAGCATAGCATCGAGATAACTCATACTTGTTCTTTCAACGATTTCTTCAATTTCCGAATTATAACGTTCAGATGTATACAAATTAAGTTCTTCATCCATATTGTTTTATCTTATCTTATAAGTATAACAAATTATGACATCATTGTCAAGTTAAATAGTATCATTATTTCCGTTTCCTACAGCCTCTCCTTCTTTCTGTTCTGGATCATCTTTGTCTTTGAACCAATAATCAGTTGCCTTGGCGAGGACGGCCACGTAAGCGCCCACCATGATATTAATCAGATCTCTTGACGCCGTCGGCAATTCACCATAAAACAACAACCATATTAAAAACAAAAAAGTTGTAACTATAATCATGGACAATGTAAATCGTGCCCACCAATTCAATTTCTTTCTTGTTTCAATTTTTTCATAACGTAAAGCTTCCATTGGATTAGTCTCCCATAATTTTTCTTCTTGTTCTTCAATCATTTCAATTCCAGTATTAATTTTACCATCACCCAATCGTTGTTTATATTTTTTGTCCATTTGTCCTTACACTGAAATTGTGGTAGTGGAGGATACTTCTGTTCCCAAGCGACCCTCCGTAGAACCTAAGTCCGAACTCGGCTAGTTCTTACGCAGCAAGTGCATAAGAGTAGGCAGTATAATCGGAATTATTTGCGATTATGGTTTTGATGAAGGTCATCACCCTATTTGTTCTCTCTGATACTCTCTCTCACAATCGAACTCTATTGCAGCCCCATCAACGAATCACAAGAAGCCAAAATATACTACTCCGTATATTATTGCACACCATAATAACAAAGAAATCACAAGTATTATTCCTGCTTTCTCCATATGATCCTTTGGTGGAGCTGATCGGAATTGCACCGATGTCTTATAAGATACCCTTTCAGGTCATCAAACAAATTCCTGTTTAACTGTAAATATTTATATTATCACCTTCGACTAAAATGATATGCATCACAAACTGATTTCAATCTACGAATATAATCAAGGGGATTATAAACTTTCCAATCGATATAAATGTCTTGATCCATAAAAGGATTATATTTCATTGGATCAAATCGAATTAACGAACATATAACAATTTTCTTCGGAAGCAGGCCATACATCTCATAGAGCATCCTACAGTACGCTGTTCCTTGTAAAATGTATGTAAGTATGTATTCTTCTTTTTTGATATAAGTTGCGGTTTTCCAATCAATTATTGCAAGTTCTCCTTCGTAATCTGCAACTAGATCAGTTGTCCCTGCAACCTTCAATCCATCAGACCACATTCCTAATTCAATTCCACGAATGTTATCTATCTTTTCATCTATTTGAGGAATTGCAAGATTGACAAGTTCCATATGATCTGGTGGTGCTTTTTCAAGATAATTCTTATCACCTTCTAGATATTTTTCAATATAACTATGAATTCTTGTTCCTCGCCTTGATGCTTTTGTGGTTATCTTTCTGGCCTTTTCTTTTCCAATCTTTTCTTCCCACTCTCTAATTCCTTTTTTGGAAATCATTTCAAAGAGTAGATTAGTGATAGATGGAAATGTACCATCAGGCGAATGATACACTCTTCCTGTTTTTCTATTGTCTTGTATTAATTCTTTCTTGCGATTCTCAAGAAGATCATAATTAAATTGTTTCATTATAAAAAACGGAGAGACTTATTAGGCCTCTCCGTTACAATATGAAGTTAATCATCCCATTATTTGTCCGTCAAGGGATCGGGATTGGAATACCAATATGTTTCCCTACTATTTCCTCAACTAAAGTGTAAAGATTGTGTTCTCACTCTAATTTTATATAGGAATTTTAAACATTGATTGT